AGCTGGGCGAGGCCGCCCCGGCGCCCGACAACGCCAAGACCCCCGACCAGGCCGCCCCGGGCGAGTCGGCCAAGGCCAAGCGCTTCAAGATCATCGTCGCCACCCACGACCAGGACAAGCAGCCGGTCCAGGTGGGCGTGAACGGGCGCAACTACGTCATCGAGCGCGGCAAGGAAGTCACCGTGCCCGAATCCGTGGTCGAGGTGCTGCGCAACGCCATCCAGCATCAGTACGACCCCAAGACCATGCAGGAAACCAAGGTCACGGCCTACCCCTTCCAGGTCATGGGCGAGGCCTAAGCCATGGATTACCTGACGCTCTGCCAGACCGCCCGGCAGCGGGCCGGCATGTCCGGCGCCGGTCCCGCCCAGGTCACCGGCAATTCCGGCGAGATGGCGCGCCTGGTAGACTGGGTGCGGATGGCCTGGCTCGACATGCAGGCCATCCGCACGGACTGGCGCCCGCTGTGGCGTCAGCTCTCCCAGGCGGTGACCGTGGGGCAGCCCGACGTGACCGCCACCGCCGACATGGGGCACCCGATCCCCGAGCGCTTCCGCTTCGACGGGGCGCACCTGCGCTGGTACGCCTGGCGCGACTTCCCGGCCCATGAGGTGGAGGACGGCACCCCCGTCGCCATCACCCGCCGGCCGGACGGGGCGCTGATGCTGTGGCCCACGCCGGACAGCGCCGGCACCCTGACCGGCGAGTATCACGCCACCCCGCAGGTGCTGACCAACGACGCCGACGAGCCCTGGCTGCCGCGCCACCTGCAGGACGGCATCATCCACGAGGCGCTGGTGCTCTACGGCGCCTACGAGGACGCCCCCGAGATCGTCCAGTACCACAGCGCCAAGGCTGATCAGGTCCGCCAGCGCATGGCCAACGAGCTGCTGGCCGAGGTCGAGCTGGGAGGATCCCTGGCATGACGCGCGTTCGCGCCAACTACTTCCCGCTGCGCGGTGGCCTGGACCTGGTGACCCCGCTGGGCCAGGTGAGCCCCGGCAAGGCCTCCGACATGCGCAATTTCGAGGTGTCGGTGACCGGCAACTACCGGCGCATCGACGGTTACGAGCGCTTCGATGGCCGCCCCGCGCCCCACCTAGGCAACCCGGTCGATTACGTCGAGCGTCGCGACCTGATCATCGACGGCATGGACCAGGGCGAGACAGGCCCCTACCCGACCTTCGTGGTCGGCGAGCGCAACGTCACCCCGGCGGTGCTGACCATCCCGCTGCAGGGCCTGGACCTGGAGCTCGGCCAGTCCTTCGACTACGAGAATCAGTTCGCGCTTTTCGTCCACCAGAACCCGGTGGCCCACTACCTGATCGGCGACTATGCCGACCAGGCCGCGTTGATGGCCGCGATCGAGGCGCTGCCGGGCATCGTTTCCGCGACGGTCGCAAGCGACGAGCTGACCATCACCACCGAGATCGAACCGGTAGACGGGGGCGACCCGGCGATCAGTCTGCTGGCCGCCGAGTTCCAAGACTTGGCGGCCCTGCAGGACACCGAGGAGAGCCGACGCCAGGCCATCCAGCCGCCACCCGGTGAGGGGCCAATTCTTGGCCTGGCGGTGTTCCTGGGCCAGGTGCTGTGCGTGCGCGATAACGGCGGTGATCAGTTCCTCTACGTCAACACGTCTTCTGGCTGGTCGGGGCTGACCCTGCCGGCCGTGCGTATCGGTGGCGGCACCCCGCGCTTCGCCTCGGGCAACTTCACCGGCAATCCCGGTGACGAGGCGCTGTACCTGGTGGACGGCCTCAACCCGGTGCTGGAGATCAAGGGCGACACCTTCACGGTGACCGAGATCCCCGGTGCCAGTGTCGTGGTGGGCACGCTGACGCTCTACCCCAAGCTGGTTGAGATCCACAAGGGCCACCTGTTCGTCGGCTACCCAGCGGGCTCGCTGCAGTTTTCGGCCATCGGCGACCCCTTCAACTGGAGCACCGCCGGCGGGGCCGGCGAGATCGCCGTGGGGCAGCCGTTGCGCGAGATCAAGGCGCTCAAGGGCGATACCCTCGGCATTGGCCTCGAGGGCGGTATCCGCATCCTCTACGGCACCAGTGCCGCGGACTGGCGGGTCGAGACGATCAGCCAGGCCGAGGATGGCGTCAGCATGATACCGGGCACCCTACAGGTGCTGGGCGAGCCGCTGTTCGCCGACAGCCTGGGGATCCGCAGCCTGTCCGCCGCCGACACCTACGGCAACTTCGCGATGGCCACGTCCAGCGCCCTGGTCAAGCCGCTTTACGACCGCATGCATGGCGGCATCAGGGCCGCGGCGGTCTTCCGCGAGAAGAACCAGTACCGGCTATTCAGTGACGGCGGCGAGGTGCTGAGCCTGACCAGCGACGGACGCCAGCTGCTGGGCGTGGGCTTCTCCAAGTACCCCTTCACCGCCGCATGCGTGGCCCAGGGCGAGCTTGCCGATGGCGCGGAGATCGTCGTGGCCGGCACCGACGACGGCCAGGTCTATCAGCTGGACGTGGGCGACTCCTTCGACGGCGTGCCCATGGACTGGGCGCTGCAGATGCACTTCAACCACCTGGGCACCCCGCGCAACCACAAGCGCTTTCGCAAGGCGGTGTTTGACCTGGACGCGCCGGTGGCCTTCCCCATGCAGGCCAACCTGATCTTCAACTATGGCGGGCAGGACCACGCCCAGCATGTGCAGGAGCTGCTGGGGATCTCCGGCAACTACGGCCTGTGGGGCGTGAGTGACTGGGGCAGCTTCTACTGGGGCGGCCAGTACATGAGCGAGGGCGAGATCGACATCACCGGCAGCGGGCGCACGCTGTCGATCCTGCTCTATGGCCAGGGCACGGTGCCGGCCTTCGAGCTGTCTGGCCTGACCCTGCAATACAGCGTGAGGAGATTGGTGCGATGAGCGACCTCTACAACTACGACGGCACCATCCCTCGCCAGGGCCTGGCGCTGCCGGCGCCGATCATCCAGCAGTTCAGGAAGATCGAGCAGGCCTTCAACGAGATGGACAGCGAGGCCCTGCAGGCCTACATCGGTGCCCTGCAGGAGATGTTTCCCGACTTCGGCACCAACGGCGGGGCCATCTTCACCGACTACTGGCCGGAGGCGACCAGCGCGGTGAGCCTCGCCCTGGACTTCGTGGACTACGGCACCCACATCATCCCGGTGGGCGCCGGGGGCGACGTGACGCTCAGCTTCGACCGCTGGCCGCCGGAGGGCACCAAGTATGTCACCCTGATGTTCCACAACGCTGGCAAGGGCGTCATCCGCTGGCCGGCGACCCTGCTGTGGCAGACCCGCGGCAAAGTGGCGCCGGTAATGAAGGAGAACGGCACCGACACCATCGTGCTGTGGCGTGACGCCAACTACTTGAGCGTGACCGGGGCCAACGTGGTCTTTGCCGCCCGCGCCGGGCGATAAGCCACCATCACCCCTACAAACCCCACACTGAACCAACTCTGGTTGGATATTAGCTAATTCGAGGATTACACCATGGCACTCGCTCTCACAGCAGCACTTCGTAACGCACACCTGGACGCCATTACCGCCGCTATTGATGCAGGCGCCGGGGCCGGCGTTGTTCGAATTTACGACGGCGCTCGACCCGCCTCTGGCGGCACAGCCACTACCCTCCTGGGTACCGTGACCTGCACCGACCCAGCAGCCCCCGCCGCATCTGGCGGGGTGCTGACGTTCAACGCCTTCACCGAGGATTCCTCAGCGGATGCGACTGGCACCGCGTCGTGGGCTCGCATCGAGGACAGTGCGGGCGCCTGGGTGATGGACATGGATGTCGGCACCTCCGGTACCGAGCTGGTCATGAACACCACGTCGATTACTGCGGGCGGCCCGATTCGTATTGACAGCGGGTCGCTTACAGCCGGTAACCCGTAAGGAGTAGGTTATGGCCAAGACATTACGAGTCCTCACCCGCGCGGGCTGGGTGACGAAGCCCGTTGCTGACACGCCTGCAAACCGCCTGACGGCCGAAGAGGTAGATGCCAACTTCTTGGCTATGGAGGATGCGGCTGATGCGCCGTTTTTAGGCCCTGGGCCTCAGCTGCTGGCGGCTGGAGACGGCGACGATGGCTGGTTCGGCGAGGTCTCTGCGGCGAATTTATTTACAGGCGACGAGCTGGCCTCGATCCTCGGCGTGACCGAGGGCGTCAGTCAGAACTCTGCCGCTGGATGGCTGAAGTTTGCCTCCAACGGCAAGGTGCTGTTTGTCGCCAAACAAGCGTTACGTCACTCGATCTCTTGGGACCACATCTACAGCCGCGGCCTGGTTTATGGCACTGACGACACCGGCAAGGCACCCCGCGGCACTCTGGTCAATCAGCGCACTACTGTCACAGTAGGCGGCAATGAGTACATCGTGCGCCTGCTGACGGGCGCCGAGAGCGACCCGTTTCCCGAGAGCGACCCACTATTTTTCACGGCAGACATGGTGGATATGGATGTCGGTGGCGGCTCCGAGTGGAATGATCTTATCTATCGAGTGCACGTGGACATCCCGACCAGCGACGGCACTGATGGCATGCGCGCTGATCGCCACGGCGGACCGCAAGTAGGCGACAACTGGACGAACTACTCGAACGCCGACTTGAATGTAGCGGTGGGTTACGGCCGATACACATGGTGCCAGGAGCAGAGCGACACCACCTCCTCCTGGCGCGTTCTTCGTGGCGCTGGCGACGTGGCGTCCTTCTATCGCACCTACGCGAACGCCACGGGTAGCAACTACGGGTGGAGGCCCGTGCTTGAGCTGGTCACTAGTGGGAACCCATGAGCATCTCAGCAACCATTCCAGTAGCCAATATCGATACCGCCAACACTACGGATGACCAGAGGAGCCAATCATGGCAACCACCAAGCGACTGATTGAATCTGCCCTGCGCACTATTGGCGTATTGGCGGCTGGTGAGGAGGCCCACCCCAGCGAGATGCAGGACGCCCTCGAGA